AAACAGAACTGATCTGGGGTGGAGATCATAGTGTTGAAGAACTTAAGCCTATACTTGCCGAAGAATATTCAATGGTTACAAATCTATCCTGTCCTAAATGTGAATCCTATGTAGAGGTTTACTATCCAAACCATGACAGAGATCAAAATACCTGAGATACATATTCCAGAAGTATTAATACCACAAGTTTACGTTCCACAAGTATTTTTACCAGGATATGAACCTCTAAATGTAGAGACTATAGGTTGTAAATACTTTCATAGAGATGTTAAAAATACTGGCAATAGAAATTTATTAGTAGAAGATCCCAATGGGGTGACAAGTAGTTGTCCATATCCATCTTTTATTCCGATGAACTATCAGGCAGATCAACTAATTATTGTTGAGGAAGCAATGGTTGAAAATGAAGAGCCAGCGAAATTGCCTGAAGGTAAACCACCTAAACCTGAGATACCAAAATCAGATAAAAAAGTTGAATTTGTAGAATGTCCTGGTAAGAAAGATCAAAGAGTAGGTGACTTTCGTAACGAAAAACGTTTGGAACGTGTTGTAGGCCACGAAAGAAGCGAAGATGGAACTATATGCACCACGATTTATGAAGACGTTCCCTTCAAAGATCAGTACATTCCAGAAATTTCTACTGTTATATCTACTGCTTTTATTGGCTTGGTTGCTGCCAGTACTCCACTATTACTTAATGCAGTCAAACCCATTGTGAAGCAAATCGTTAAAAAACTGACAAAGAAAAAAGATAAGGTATAATAAAATTGAGCAAAGGAAGTTGTAAGTATAGTCTTTGACCTCTGCCGTTACATAGAGCCTTTGCTTTTAAGTTCAAGATTTCGGACACTTTCCAAAGCCTACAACCCTCAGGTTTATGCGTAAGTGCTATCAAGAACGAGAGGGTTATTAAGCGATAGGCCCTTCATCGAGCTGTGAGAGCAGCCAACGCCCTGTAGGATCGACCTATTGCTTATTTATTTTGTGCGTATGTGGTATAACTTGATTTGGTGGTACTGTTACTTTTATCCCTTCACAAATCTCTGCATATTTTCCAGTGAAGGTTACTCCTAACTTAGCCTGTTCTCCACATACTCTTAGTCTAAATAATGCAACTTCTAGTTTTGTCTTTTCGTATAATATTTTTTGATTTTTTATATTTACTTCTGTTGCTGCTAAACATAAGTCAGGTGCTTTACCTAACGGAATACTGATCTGTGCTGAGATTCCATAATTTAAGTTATAGTTGTCTTTTTCAAAACGTGGTGTCTCCTGCACATACTTAATCGCTCCAGTATCTTCGTCATAAATATTTTGTCTAGTAACGTATTCTATGGGTCGATTGAATGACCACGCATCTGTCACATAAGGTGTAATCGTAAGGCTAGGAGAAGAACATACAATACCCTGTGACATTCTGAATTGTGGGGTGCTTTGCGGAGCTATCATTGTTGCATTATTATTTACTGTTCCCTGTGCATTTGAACTAGGACTTGCAACTGTTGTATTAGCCAAAACCCTTGCAGGACAAAGGATTAGAGCTATTGCCCAAAGGTAGCTTCTACGGTTACGGTGGTTGTAGTATTTATGGTGCGATTTATAGTCGTTATCGTGTCTAATCCTGGAGAAATTATCGTTTCTTGTAGGGAAAATGGTGCTCCTTCTGTTACTATCTGCCATCTAGGAACACTCTCCAAAGTAGGGCTGGTAAAAGAGAAGTTGACGTTATTAATTGTTTGAGTTGCGTCTGATTGTGGTGTTGGATTGATATAACCATTCGTATCATTACTTTTTATATTATTACCGCTTGCAGAATATGTGTAACCTGTCCTGTATTGATGGCTTGTGATCGTTTCATTAATAATACTTTGCGAGGTAGAATTTGTTGTCTGACTTCCAGTTCGGAAGGTAGGTACTACAGGATTTGCAAGGGTTCTTGCTGGTATTAATATTATTATTAGCAAAAACCATTTAGTCAATGGTGATCGTTACAGTTGTTTGTCCAATACAGCTAGTACCACTACCTCCTGCTGTGCAAGTATGAACTCCACTACTTAAACTGGTCATGCCTAAATTTCCTGCTGTACCACCTGATCCCACTGTTGTCTGTCCTCCAAGATGAGGTAATGCAGAGATACCTGATGATGGTGTTATAGCAGATGGTGTGGCATCTCCAATAGTTGCCGATTCTGTAATTGAGAAGGCTGATCCAGCACTTGTTATCGCTTTATCAGTTTGGATCAAAGCTGGAACGCCATCAGTCAACGATCCAACATTTAATCCACCTATAGCTCCAGAAGTTGTAGATCCACCAGAGGTTACAGATGGAGTAATGTTATTACCTGATAATGAATATGTCGTACCTAATTTATTTGTAACAGAGTACGGCATATCTACAGTGATCTGGGCAGATGTCGTAAATTTTTGCGTTATGTCACTTAAAACTGGTGACGTTGGTGCAAGAAATAATAATAGTGCTAGTAGTTTTTTCATGGTTTTGTTTTTGTAGGATCAACTTTAATAACTTCTGGTTTGCTTGCTATTATCTCAAGCGGTTGTTTTATAATAAGTGTTTGATAACCACCAGTATTGTTAGTATTAAGACCATTTTCACCTTCTTTCTTTTTCTTTTTAGCTCCCTGTGCTGCATTAACACTTATACCAAGCCCACCTAAAATATTTCCCAATAAACCAGCAGCAAATGTACTATCTACTCTAGGCTGATCTGGAATATCCAGACCAAATAATTTATTAGGCAGTTTAACATATCCAAGAGACAAGACTAATAAACACCAAGTTAAAATAAATCCCTGTGCAACTGTAGAAACTAAAAAAGTAATTTTTTCCTGATAATCAGGTTTATCATCATCTGATTGTTTTATCTTTTGTGCTGTATCTACAGTCTTGTCTGCCATAGTTTACTTTTATTAGCAATAATAAACATAATTATACTTTAAGGCAATGTCACAGATCTATCCTGTATTAATCGGAGTTGCTGCAACGGCTTTCGTTATGGTTTTGTCTAATGTTAGTAATAGAAGAGACAGAGATATTATTGAATTATTTCGTAGAGTAAATCAACTTGAAAAAGAAGTAAGTAGGTTAGAAGGTCAGAATCGTTAATGTTTGGTATGTTTGAAAAAGAACACAAAACATTATGTCAAAGTTTCTTATAGGACTGTTTATCAAGTTTGGTAAAAGTGAATCTCTACGCAAAGCAGTATTAATGATGCTGAAAGATGCTTCATCTAAAACTGATAATGATATAGATGATGCAATCGTAAAGATGATTGAAGAGAAGTTATTTCCCGTCAAATGAGCAAAGATACCTTCTTTGATATTGACTTTGAAACTCCAACACCCGAACTGGAGTTATCTGTTGAACTGCGATGCAGAGAAGTCATGCGGAGCAAAAACTTTGACGATGTAAAGAGATACTGTACTCACTTAATAAGACATCAGATGAAACAAGATCTATTTCTTGCTGGTATGTTGGGCCGTCTAGCAGAACTAGAGGCACTAAACGCAATAAGGGAAATGAAACAAGAAAAATTAAGAAAAAAGAAAACTATTGGTCGTCAGATAAGGAAGATCTTTCGTATTCCTTAATCTCTTTAATTGTAAAGTCCTTCACCTGTAATTTTGGAATTTTGTTGATTTCATAGTTATGTTTAACAATAGCAGTCCTTATATGGTCATTGATCCAATCCCCATCATGCACTGTAAGGTCTGCTCTAAAATCTTTAGTTATGTATATCTTGTGATCCACCCCACGAAGTTCTACATCCAGCAATAATCTAACTAAATTTTTTCTTCTGTTTTCCTGCAAAAATCTTAATTTTCTCCCAGATGGAGTATCGTCTCGTTTCATTTTCTAATTCACTTATGCGTTTATTTATAGCATCATATCTGACACAATATTCCTTCATATCCATATTTTCAAAAAAGTACTGCCTCTCTAACTCTGCAAGCTGATGCTGATAGTTTTCTATTAAATCCTTATTGTTCACTGCTTAGACTTTCTACCCTGTATTCTACGCTCTACAGATTCTCTCCACATCAACTCATCTTTAGCTTCAGCTACCTTATATGTTGTGCTTGGATATATACGTTCCAACTCTTTATATGCTACCTTTCTAACCCAGGCTGTACCACGGATACCTTCTTTCTCAGCTTGCTCCTCTATGAGTTCTGATCTGTTTGGGTCGATCAGAACTTGGTAGTAACTTTTGTTTCCGTGTTTTAATGCCATTTAATACATTACTCTTGTACTACTCTACCACCAAAAAGGAAAATCGGCTGCCTCTATTTGCTTTTTCTTATACTTTTTTCTGGCTTCTTTCCTTTTCTTAGATTTACCTAAACGTATTTCTATAGCTGACTTTAGATAATCTACTGCACTAGCTAAATCTTTATTAGTGGCTTTGGGGATCTGTTTGTATAGATCCCTCATAAGACCAGCCCTTATATCATCCTGCATAACATACCTGACTCTTGTAGTATTCTACTTAGTCTTAGACCAGTATTCAATAAGCAGTTTCAATTCGTCAATGCGTTTCAAAGCTGCCTGAATTTTTTGTTTTGTTGTCAATGAACCTCACTCCATTTGTCACCAACGGATACTTCTGCTAATGCTGGAACGTCACCCAACCATTTCGCTTCCGCTTTCTCCATTGTTTCTTTTAAGATCTCAGCCCATTCATTAGCAATATCTTCTTTGACTAAAAGAATCAATTCATCATGCACGGCTGCTGCAATCCTTACCTTATCTTCACCTATATCTTTGACTTTGGCCCATAAGTTACCCAATGCACATTTTAATATTGCAGCACCAGCACCTTGAATCGGAGTATTACACCTAACAGTAGTTCTGTTAAGATCACCCTTCAAGAATCTACGCATATTAGATACTGGAACTCTAGTCTCAGCCCACTCATCATTTTCTGTGGCTCGTGACGTATAGTTCATCTCCTGCTGCCAATCTCGAATACCACTATATGTAGTAAGCCAGTTATCACGAATCTCAATAGCCTGTT